ATCGTTACCGTCACGACGGCACCTCGAGGCGCATGCGCGCGCGGTTCAGGGCCGACGGCACCGGCTCCGATCCGGCCACGCACCCGAACATCGCGAAGAGGATCGCGTCAGCGGTCATGCGGTTCGCGAAGAACGCGGTCCCGCAGCCGCCGCAGTACTCCGGATCGCGCAGCTGGCCGACAAGGGTGTACAGCCGCTCGACGAGCAGCTCCACGTTGTCGTCGTCCACGAGGAGCACGGGGCTGTTCGCCGGCACGCTCGTCGAGATCGTGGAGCTATCCGTCGACGCGCTCGTCAAGGTGGTGTCGACGTTGGACGGCGGACCCCAGGCGATCATGCGTGCACCGCCGACATATAATTTCCCGCGTGCCAGGGAAAGACCTGACGAATCAGCGATTCGGCAAGCTCCTTGTGATCGAGCGGGCGGAGATCATTCACAGACGTGTGCATTGGCGCTGTCGTTGCGACTGCGGCGCCGTCGTCGTGAAGAACGGGAAGTACCTGCTCTGTGGCGACACGCGGAGCTGCGGCTGCGACCAGCGCACGATGCGCGAGCACGGCAATCCGCGTCAGGGCAACGCGCGCAATCTTCATCGGCGCGAGTACTCGATCTGGCGCAGCATGAAGAGCCGGTGTTACGTCACGTCCTCGTCGAACTATCGGTTCTACGGCGGCCGCGGCGTCACGATCTGCGAGCGCTGGCGCAATGACTTCCAGGCGTTCCTCGCGGACATGGGTCTGTGCCCGGCCGGATTCACGATCGACCGCATCGACCCCAACGGCCACTACGAGCCGGGCAACTGCCGATGGGCAAGCTGGGACACCCAGCATCAGAATCTGCGGAGTCATCACGAGGCCTTCGCCCCTCCGCCCTCGATGCCCTGAGAGAATTCGGGTACGCGCTCCCCGGTGTCGGCCAGCTTCGCCAGCTCACTAAATTTGCTGACCGCGGTCCACGCATGCCTGCACGAGTACCCGCCGCAGGTCAGGAACACGTTCGGCAGCTGCCCGTTGTCGAGCTCGTCGATCTTCGCCCGCGTGAAGACCTTCCCGAGCTGCTGCTTGCAGAAGGGCCGGACCTTCGTATCGTTCGGCCCGGTGTAGACGAACGGCCGTTCCGCATCCGGCGGCACGCCGAGCGCTTCGGCCTGGCGCGCGAAGATGCTGATCGACGTGTCGTAGAGCGTCCGGATCTGCGGCGCCGTGTAATAGAGGACGTCGCCGAGGTCTTGCAGAATCGCGTCGACGGGGCGCGCGCTGAAGATACCGTCGACGGTCGCCTTCCACAACGTGTGGGCCACCGCCTCGCCCTCGCCGAGGACGTCGGTGCCCGCGAGCGTCTTCAGCGCCTCGAGGCGCACCTCGGCGGCCGATCCGAACGGCGACACATCGATGATGGCGCGGAGGCCGCCGACAGCGGAGACCACGTCGTCCAGCTGCGCCCCGGTCGCCGCGTCGACGAGCTCGCCGTAGCCCGCGCGCGCCATCGCGTCTTCGATCTCGCGCTTCAGCCGGCCGGCGCGCTGCGCGCGGATGATCGCGGACGGACCGGCGTCCGCGGCCGCCTTGACCAGCGCCGGCAGGCGCCGATCGAGCGCGCGCCAGACGGACGCGAGCTGGTCATAGAACGACGTCACCTGCGCGTCGAGCGCGCGCGCGATCGCCTCCCGGGCGCGTTGGAGCTTCGCTAGGTCGGTCATGCGGCGCTCAGGTCCACCTGCGTCATCCGGCCGTCGGTCGTCGATGCCTTCTTCGCGGCCTCGAGCGTCTGGTCGTCGGCCGTGGCGCCACCTGGCTGCGCCCCTGGCTGTGCGCCGAGGCGCGCCGCAAGGGTCTTCTGTAGTGGCGACGGCTCCTGCGCGCCGCTGTCGATGTCCGCCAGGATGATGTCCGCGGTCGACGTCGGCAGATCCGGCAGGAACTTCGTGACCAGGCGCTTCCGCAGCTCCTTGTTGAAGGACGGCGGCATGCCCAGAGCCAGCGCGGCCTGCGCCTGCGCCAGCACGACGTCGAACGGCGTCGCGTCGAACGTCTCGGGGTACCGGATGACCACCTTATCGGCGTTGAACCGCGCTTCCCAACCGTCGGCGCCGTAGGTCGCCCGGTAGAACAGCTCCGCAACCTCGAGCTCCGTCCGCTCGAGCTCGTCGGCGAACGCGGAGAGCATCTGGTTCAGATCCTCGCGTTTCAGCTTCAGCGAGCCCTTGGCTTCGGCGTCCTTCGAATCGCTCTCCCACGCGATCGCTGACAACCGGTAGATCATGCGAATCAAATCGTCGCGCTCGGCGCGGTAGGCCTCGACGTTGGAGGCCTGCGGCGACAAGTAATCGGCCTTGCCGCGCGAGAAGAGCACGTTGTCGGTGCCCACCTGTTGGCCGAGCGTCGTCTGCGCGTCGGTGACGCTCTCGTCCTGCCCGAGCTGCACGTTCAGGACCGCGAACGTCTGATTGCGCAGCAGCTCGCGCAGCTCGCTCGTCAGGTTGTAGAGGTCGACGTACAGCTGCGGATCGTCGAGGACCGAGTGCCCGATGAGCGGCACGAGGTTGCGGCGCTTCGCGTACAGCACGGCAACCGGGACGCGTCCCATCTTGTGCTGGCCCGCCTGCGGGCCGCCCTCGACGAGCTCGCCGTCGCGCGAGTAGAGCGCCCAGTACTCGTTCGTGAACACGCGGATGTTGAAGTTGATCGCGCGCTCGGTTTCGCTGAGCGACGAGCGCTGGACCAGCTCGAGGAACTTGATCTCGACGAGGTTGCCCTGATCGTCGAGCAACCAGTCGATCGCGTCGAGCGGCGTGTACATCCGCAGGAACGGCGAGCGGTCATCGGCGGCGGTCAGTCCGGGATCCCCGGCGGGCCGGTCCATCACCACGAACATGTGGCCGAAGGTCGCCGCGGCGTCCCAGGCCTGCGGCCAGAACTTCGTGATCGAGGTGCGCGCCGCCGCACGGAGCCGGGTCTGCCCGGACGTGTCGACCGGCGCGGTGATCTGGCGCATCGACGTCGACGCCTTGCGCTCGACGTTCTTCCACCACTCCTCGATCGGCTTCGGCGTCGCCTTCTTGTTGTCGTCGTCCCCGACGCGGCGCGTCGGTTCCTCGCGGAAGAGCGCCGCCTTCATCTGGTCGATGATCTTGCCGCCGAAGTTCTCGTAGCGCGCGAGCGCGCGTCGGCGCAGCAGCTTCGGCGACGGCTTCGACGGGTTTGGATTCGGCCCGACGATCTTCGTGCCGTCGGCCGACTGCGTCATGATCGTGTGATCGAGCCACTCGCGCGGATGCGCGACGAGATACGTGCCGTCGAGAAAGCCGCCGATGCCTTCGCGGACGTGCGCGAGCTTCGTCCAGATCGGCTCCCACGTCCGATAGATCCGGTTGGTGCGCCGGCTGATCGCCGAGCTCTGCTCGCCCGCGGAGGCTGTCGGTCCGGCCATGGGTCGTTAGATGTCCGACTGACCGAGCGTGGCGAGCGACACGCCGAGTGCGTCGGCGAGCCGCTGGGAGGCGGCCACGTGGATGTTCCCGCCGTTCTCGGCGCGACGAATGATGTCGTCCGACACGTTCGCCTTCCTGGCGAGGGTGGTGAGCGAATGACCCGCGGCCACGCGCTGCGCTTGCATGTTGTCGAGGCGATGTGACATCAGAAGCCTCCTACTGAACGTTGTAGCCGGTGAGCGTGGCCGCTTGGACTTCGCCGGTGACGCCGGCGTTGAACTCCGCGGTCATCGCCGTGTTCGTGGTGCCGACGAGATTGAGGCCGCACACCGAATGCGGGGCGATCGTCTGAATGCCGGCGCCGGCGGCGACCTGGTGGGCAATCGAGTACGCCCAGATGACCGTGCCCGCGCCGGTCGCGCCGTCGCGCACGACAAAGGTGCCGGCGGCCGCCGTCACCGCGGCCGAGGCGTCGCCCGAGAACGTGATGCAGTCGGCGACGTGCCGCACGCCGGCTTCGGCGGCGAGCGAGGCGGAGGCCACCGTTCCGGACGCCGGCGCCGAGACGACTGTCCAGCGGGACGACTTCTCGGAGACGAGCGCGGCGATGACGTTGCGCGCGGTCGTGGTCGTCGCGGCCGGGTAGTTCGCCAGGGCGGTGTTCAGCGCAGGCTGCGCGCCCGTCTGCGTGCTGACGAACAGGAGCGCCGGCGCCTGGGCCGACGGATGTGCGATGAACGTGTTGAAGGTGACCAGCGCGCCCACGAGGGCGGCGAGCGCAGCGGAGAGCAGGAGCGAGCGTTTCATCAAATCCACCCCACATGCATCGAGCCCGCGGCGGCGGGCCGTGCAATCGGAAATTCCTTGGCGACGAGATACCGCAGCGCCTCGCCGGCGTGCGTGTGCGTCTCGCCCTCTTTCTTCTCGATGTCGTCGGTGCCGGACTTGCGTGAGGTCCGCTGCAGGGATCGCACGAGCTCGCGCGTCGCGCACTCGCGGCGCGGCTCCGTGCGCCGAATCCAGAGCCGCGTGTGGCCGTTCGCGTCGAGCAGCAGCCGGTTGACCGCATTCGCGCTGTCCGCGACGGACGGATTGACGGTCGGGACTTCAACGGACAGCTCACGCGCCCAGCCGGCGAGCGCGTCGCGGATGATCAGGTAGTTGCTCTTCAGCGACTTGACGTGGCGGGCGCGGCCGGTCGCGTCGCCGTACACGTAGACGCGGCGCCAGCCGTCCGGATAGCGCTCCTTCAACTTCTGGCAGCACGATTCCACGGTGGCGCCGCCGTACTCCGCGATCCAATCGGTCACGTGGAGCTCGGGCCCGAACGGGCCGCTGACGATCTGCGCGATGCCGAGCGTCATCGGGTTCACGTTGAAGTCGAAGGTGAGGCGGAGCGGCAGCCGGGGATCAGCGGGCTCGACGTCGTCGCGCCAGTGCCGCCCTTCCTCGAACGTCGGGAAGGCGAGCGCGCCAGTGAGGTTCGAGAGCTTCGCGTCGAGATAGCTGGCGGCTTCGGCTTCGGTGATGTTGTCGCGGAGCTGGGCGATGTACTGCGGGTTGTGCTTCAGGCCCTCGACGTTCTCCATGGTCTTCATCGTGAAGACCTTGTAGGCCTCGGGCCGGCTCGGATCGCCGAACATGTCGGCGAGCCAGTTCAACCCTTCCCACGTCCCGCTCGCGGCCTTCTGGCGCAGCTTCGCGGCGGTATGGCGCACACGCGCCGTCGCGTTGCGCCAGGCGGCGTGCTTGATGGTGCCCGGCTCGTCGACCAGGAGGAACGCTCCCTGGGGACCGGCGATGCTCTTCGGGTTCTCAGCCGTGAGGAACTGAATCGGTCCGCCACCGATCCACGTCAGGACGTGGGTCCGCTTGTCGTAGTGAAACTGGTGGGGCGCGAGGAACCACGGCTCGCCGATCTCTGGATCGACGTCCTGCAGCGTCGGCAGGATCGTGTCGTCGATGTGGTTCCAGTCCGGGACGAGCCAGAAGCCGCGGATCGGGTTGTTGATCGCGGAGAGCTTCAGGCCCTTCGCGGTCAGCGTCATCGTCTTGCCGGCGAACCAGCCGCCGGTGAAGAGCAGATTCGCGTCCGGCGTGTCGTCGTCGAAGAACGCTTCCTGCTGGCTGCCCGGGATTGGCGCCCACCGGATGACGAGCTCCTCGACGGGCTCGTTCAGATCACTCACGCGGTTCGGGGTCGCGGCCGTCAGGACGGTAGCGCCCGCCAAACACCACGCGATGCTGCACAGGATGATCGGGATCGCCCGTGACGACTTGCGGCGCTTTGCCCCAGCCACGCTCGAGGAGCGCGATGAGCGCGGCGATGCGCTCCTTGGCCGCGACCGGAATCCCCTCGATCGTTCCGAAGGCGAACTTGTGCAGTTCATCGAGCAGCAGCTCTCCGTGGTCGCCGTACTTCGCCTTGAGCGCAGCGGCGACACCCTTCGGTCGGCCGCCAGGATTGCCAGACACCCCGGGCTGAAATGCCATAGGCCCTGATCGACCGTTGTTCTGAATGAGGTGCGCGACGGGGGAGCCGCCGCGCCGTCGCCTGATAGCATGTCGCCGAACCGCTGCGCCAGGAAAGACGCGACGGCGATAGCTCACTACCCGTAGCTGAGTTTCTTCACCGCCCGTATATCAAGACCCTCGAACGTCCAGAACCGCGTCCCGCAGGCCTCGCACCGACGTCGCCGCCGATAGCCGCGACGATGCTCCTGGAACCGCGTCTCGAGCACGCGCGTGCGAGGATGCCGGCATTCCGGGCACGGGAATCCGGCGGAATCGGTCGCTCGCCGTCCGCCTGCTTCAGACTGCCGACGGTCCCGACGCATGGGGTCCCGCCGATCGCCCTCCGGGTTATCCAGATGGCACCTCGCCCTTCGGCAGGCACTCGTCCATGACGGTGAACTGCATGACCTGCATCGAGATGAGCATCCCCTGGACGTGTGGCGGGTAGCGGGTGAGTCGGATGGCGTTCGTGACGGCGACTTCGAGGTTCGCGTGGTGCGCCTCGCCGGCGCGCGTCGCGATGACTTGGAGCTGTCGAACGAGCGTCGCCAGCTTCGGCGGCATGCGGCTCCTTTCCGCGAGCGCGACGCCCGCACCTCCACTGTAGGGCCTTGCACGGGCAGCACCAACGCTCCTCTGTTCACCGCCCGGTGTAGACTGCCGAGCACTAGGAGGTGTGAATGCCGAAACGTGCAGCCAACGGAACGGTCGGGAACCTCGGGAATCAGGACCTCGGCGGGTTGCGGGGGATCGCCGTCAGCTCGATCACCCAGGGCGTCCAGCTGCTGAAGCAGCACGTCGGGATGTCGCCGCGGGAGATCGACCAGGTCATCGCGCGCGCCAAGGGCGAGACGGTGCGCGGTCGGGCGGCCGGTGAGATGGGCGGGACTCAGCAGGCGGGGCCGAAGGGATCGCGGCAGACGCACGCGACCACGTAGCGGCCGTACACAGAACGAGCGGCACGGTGAGGATGATTCACCGGCCGCCCGAGGACTCAGGGAACCGAGCTAGCTGCGCATGCCCTCAGCCTAGCACCGTCATTCCCCAATTCCCTATTCCCAATTCTGAATTCACGGAATCGCGTCGACGCGCACCGGCGGCGCCGGCGGTTCCTCGTC